GCATTGGGTTGCTAAATGCAAAATCAGCAATTGGAGCGAAATACTTCTTCTGAAGGAGAACAGCAACGGCTGGTAAAACGAAAAAGATACGCGTTGGTTTAGCAGGTAACCCATCAGGGCCTGCCTTAACGGCTTCACTTTTCAATGCAGTAGTTGCAATGTGATTGATGCGTTTGCCGCTTCTCAGCTGAGTGTCGAGTTTTGCGAACTCTATGCTGAGATTTGATTTTGGGTGAAACATTTTTGACCCATCCTCAAGTGAATATGTTATGTCCACTAGACTTTGTTTGTCCCCTTTGATTCCGAAACCACATGAGGTCTTTTCATCGATAGGATTGACAAATTTTGATGTCGCCAGGCCATTCAAGCATTGGTCCAGATTCAGTGGTTCTTGAATTGGATAACTCAGTCTCCTGACCTGTTCCAGCAAGGGAGTCACGTAATCACTTATTGCTTTTGCAAGAAGTGCAGGCTGCACATCTAGCATACATTCAGATTTCTTCTCCATGAATGCTGCATGATCACGGTCAGACCTTGGACGAGGTAAACAGTATGGGGTTTCATACCCAAGCTCTCGCAATGGTGCTTTCATTATCGTTTCGCGAATGTTTGAATACCCGCGTACACGCATAGAAGCATCATATCCTCGTAAGGTGACACCAAATTTTGACAAATTGTCGTAGTGAAATACACAGTGTCTTTCATCAGGGACACCATCCACTATCATTCTCGATTCACCGTAAGGACATGGGTCAACAAACGATTCATCGGGAAATAGCAACGGAATCTCACCAGATTGGCACTTAATGTCAGTAACACCTAACATACGCACCTTACTAGTGGCAAACGTTGCTGCACCGTTCCCAAAAGAATCCCCTCCGCAATGAAATCCAACAATCATCGGAGGGCCATCTTTTGAGACAATAGGAGACATACAATCTCCGGCTTGAGTCGGATCTTGAAGACGATAAGTCAATCCAACAGGAGGAAGCATCCTCGAACTTGACGGAATCTTGTTCGGTCTGACATATATGTCGACAGCTGTTGGCATCAAACTTGGTTCGCTCCTCAATACCAACGTTGCCATTCCAGTGTACTTTTCATCTGATAAATACTTGTACATCTGAGGCATAGTTGGACATGATGCGAGCTGAAGTTTGACTGTATC